GGAATGAAGATGTTCGTGAGAACACCTATGTCAACTGCAATGGATGGAGATTTCAACACAGGTAATGTAAGATACAAAGCCCGTGAGAGATATTCATTCGGTGTATCAGATCCATTAGGTATCTATGGATCACCCGGTGCATAAATAAACAAAGAAGGGGCGTAAATCGCCCCTTTACTTTTTCCCTTAACAGTTACATTATATAACTGACACTTGCCTCGATAAGGAGATTTACATGGCTAACTCAACATTTTCAGGTCCTATTAGATCTGCAAGCACAATCAAGACTATTAGCAAAAATGCTACCAATGGAACAATCACTGAAGTTATGACTATGGGTGATGCCCCAGTAGCATTAGCAGACGAGGATAAAACACTCGACAATGCAACGCACAGCGGAAGAACAATGGTTGTCCCAGCTGTAGCAGCTAATAGAACAATCACACTTCCATCCCCAACAGCAGGAGCCACCTTCAAGCTTATATATGGCGGTGCAGCTGAAGAGACAGAAAATCTAATAATTGATTCTGGCTCAGACACTAACTTCTTTATAGGTGGTGTACAGCACTTAGACACTAATGCAGATAACGTATCAGTGTATGCAGATGGTAATTCAAACTCAAAATTAACACTTACTGATTTTGGCATCATGGAAATTAATATCATGGCTAAAGATTCAACAAATTGGTATATTTGGGGTAATGTAGTATCCGCAACAGCACCTGCTTTTGCTGATCAATAATAGGAGGTTTAAATGAGTGGTCGCTCAGATGCAAAAGCCTTTAACTTTGATCAAGGTGACAGCGCTGCTGTTATTGGTCCAGACAGGTCTAGAATAAGACAAGTTGTAATCTTTGGTAATGCTGCGGGAGCATTGACTATAAAAGATGGTTCGGGTGGTGCAGATTTGTTGGTGCAAAGTTTTCCAACAGGTTTGCATACCTTAAACATCCCAGACCAAGGAATATTAGCTGAAAATGGTGCTTATATACATGCCTTTACTGGTTCTGGTAATAAGATAACTGTGTTCTTGTCATAATGGCTGCAAAAAAAGGCACTATGAAAGGTCATACAATCAGAGGTGGGCATAAGCGGCCCACCAAATCTGGCGCTGGTATGACTTCTAAAGGTGTTGCTAAGTATCGCAGAGATAATCCCGGATCCAAACTTAAAACAGCAGTAACCGAAAGCAAACCAAGCAAAGCTAGAGCAGCTAGGCGTAAATCATATTGCGCTAGATCAGCAGGGCAAATGAAAAAGTTTCCAAAAGCGGCAAAGAATCCTAATAGCCGTTTAAGACAGGCTAGAAGAAGGTGGAAATGCTAATGGAAAAAAATGTACAATCATTACAGATAGAATTTGCTGAGTGGAAATCTAAGCAAGACTATTTAGTTAAGCATGTAGATGAATTAAGATCAGATATGACAGATATCAAAAAAGCAGTCTTTCAAGCTAAATGGATGTTGATTGGAGCTTTAACTGTAATAGCTGTAACTAACACAGGAGCGATAACAGAATTGTTAACGTTAATTAAATAATGATATCTAGAGCATCAATGAAACAACAGTTGAAAGGAAATAAAATGTCATTACCAAAACCAAGACCAAAGAATCTTAAAAAGAAAAAAATAGGCGATGATTTAATTTCAGGGATTAAAAGTTTTTTTACTGGTTCTAAGAAAAAAGTACCTGAAAATAACAAAAGCCCTATTAGAAAATTAGCTGATGCTAAAACAGCTAAGAAAAATAAATTAATAAAGTCTCAAAAGGAATCTACTAATTTTATGGGTAAAAAGGCAGACGCTACCGTAGATCCTAGAATGGTTAAAAAAGCCAAACCTAAAAAAGGTCCTGTAGTTACAAAGGAACAGCTAAAGAAATCAGGGTTAAGTCTTCGTGATTATATGAATTATCAGCAGGGTAAAACAAGAAAATCTGGTCCAGTTGTTCCTAAGAGAGTTGCTCCATCAGCAGGTGCTGGTAATGTTAAAAAGGATGAAAGAAAAAGAAATGTTCCTATTAATAAAAAAACAGGAGGTCCTTTAACTCAAAAAAAAAAGCCAGTACAAAGAAAAAATATAGGTAAAATGTTAGAAACCTTTTCTCCTGCTTATAGCATAATGAAGGGGAAGGGGCCTACTAGTAAAATTGCATCAGCTTTAGGAAAAACCGGTCTTAGCCCTATAGGTTCTTTGGCAATGGATAAAAGAGAAGAAGCTAAAAAAAGAAGCATGGCTATGTCAGGAGCTAATAGAATGTCGTCTGCTGACAGTGGTTCTAATAGAATGACTCCTATGACAGGCATGATGGCAGGTGGTCCTGTGAAAAGAAGCAGGTCTATTGATGGATGTGCTATGAAAGGAAAAACTAGAGCTAAATAATGATTGATATAGTATGCCCTAAATGCAAAGCAGCATTAGAAGAAACAGAAGAAAACTCTACAAAATGTAAGGTTTGTAAAATGGTTATTTCAGATCATGTGTGGGAAAGCAAGTTTGGTTATGAATGGGTAAAGGAATTAGAAGAGCTTCAAAATGCCAAATCGTAACTATCGTGGTGAGTATGACAACTACCATAAAAAACCAGAGCAGAAGACAAGAAGAGCCAGTAGAAACACAGCTCGATATGTAATGAAAACTGCTGGTAAAGTTAAAAAGGGTGACGGAAAAGATGTGGCCCACAAGAACGGTAACCCTAAAGATAACAAAAAAAAGAATCTTACAGTAAAGCCAAAATCAGTTAATAGATCTTTTCCTAGAACAAGCAAGGCAAAGAAAGTAAACAGGAGATCTTGATGAAAGTTACAAGATTAAAAAGTGGTGGTTTTCTAACTTCTGGAACAGATGCTGGTGATCTTGAAATATTAAGAACAGCAAAAAATATAGATGACGGCTCTGGAATGAAGGCAGGTGGTAGAGTTAATAAAAGCAAAGTTAACGAAGCAGGAAACTATACAAAGCCCGGATTAAGAAAAAGAATATTTAACAGAATAAAAGCTGGTGGCAAGGGAGGCAGACCCGGTCAATGGTCTGCTCGTAAAGCACAAATGATGGCTAAAGCCTACAAGAAAGCAGGTGGCGGCTATAAATAAAAGGAATGATTTATGGTTGTCGCAGAAATATTAACTGGAATTGCTTTAGTACAGAAAAGCGTAGAATTTATAAAAAGTAATATCGGTACAGTTAATGATATAAAAGATATAGCTAAACAGATTGATGGCTTCTTTCTTGGCGAAGAACAAATGAACAAGGGTCAAGGAAGAGGGCTTTCATTAAAAGAACAATTTGGCTCTGTAGAATCAAGTGCAGAAGACTTTATTAATCGTAGACTTTTAGAAGAACGAAGAAACGAATTAAAGCAATTAATTAATCTTAGATTTGGACCTACTGCATGGGACTCAATAATAGCTGAAAGAGCTGAAAGAATAAACCAAGCTAAAGAAGCTCATAAACAAGCAAAAGCAAAAGCAAGAAAAGAAAGAGAAGAAATATTAGAGGTTGTTAAATGGGTTGGATATGGGTTTATCATAATTGGTTTGGTGATAGCAATGTTGGTTGTAGGTGTAAAAGTATTTGCGAAAGATTACACAAGAGATCAAAAAATAAGAAATGGTACTCTTTCTTTACCTAAAATGACTACATGCAGACTGAAGAAGCAAAAAGTATTTAAAGATAAGATGGCTTGCATTTACCAAGGTGCAAACAAAACCTATGAATTAGAATTTACAGATATTAGAATAGGTTGCCCAAAGCAGTATAAATGTGTTTTTAATCCTAACGGAAAAGAGCCATCAATAGATCAAGTGATGGAGAGTTTAAGGGGCATTGCAAAGTGAGTCCTTGTATTGGTATTTGTAAGTTAGACAATAATAAAACTTGTATTGGTTGTAAAAGAACAATAGAGGAGATTAAAAAGGCTTATGAAAACGTTACAAAAAAATAGTATATATGAAGAATATGATGAAGATGGTGATGGCATTGTTACTGATGAAGAATTGTCTCATGTAAAAGAAATAAAAAAAACAGAAGACGAATTAAGAAAACATTTAGCTCAATTAAGAATGGCTAGATATACTTTAATTTCTATGGGTTTGTTTACTGCTGCTATGTTTTTCATTGATATAGATAGGGTAAAAGCTCTATCTGATATAAGTAATTTGTTTTATTTATCTGGCGCTGGTATAGTAGGAGCGTACATGGGAACAACAGCATGGATGAATAAGAAATAATGGGTGGACTTAAAAAATCACAAAGGAGCTTAAAGGCTTGGGGTAAACAGAAATGGCGAACAAAAAGTGGTAAACCTAGTACACAAGGTCCAAAAGCAACCGGTGAGCGTTACTTACCTGCGAAAGCAATTAAAGCTCTGTCGCCCTCTGAATACGCCTCCTCTACGGCTGCTAAACGCAAAGCAACTAGAGCAGGTAAACAAGTGGCTAAACAACCCAAGAAGGTTGCACGAAAGACGAGAGCTTATAGAAAGGTCACATAAATGGCAGTAGTAGTACCAGATATACCAGATTTATTTGAAGAGGCTTATCAAAGAGCCGGTTTAGAATTAAGAACAGGTAATGATCTAAGAAATGCTAGACGTAGTTTTAATATATTAACTATGGAATGGCAGAATAGAGGACTAAATCTTTGGACTATTGAGGCAGGAACACAGGTTCTTACTTCTGGAACAGCAACATACACACTTCCTGCAGACACAGTGGATTTGGTTGAGCATCAAATAAGAACAGGAACTGGCTCTAATCAAGTTGATACTAACTTAACAAGAATTAGTGTTTCTACATATGCACAACAATCTGCCAAAAACTCTTCAGGTAAACCTACTCAAATATTTATTCAAAGATTATCGGCATCAACTACAGTAACACTATGGCCTGTTCCAGATAGTGCTGCTACATATACATTGTCTTATTATAGAATTGCAGGGATAGACGGCATATCATCTGGTATAGATGGAACAACAACATCATTTGTGCCACCTAGATTTGTGCCTTGTCTTGTTTCTGGTTTAGCTTATTACATAGCTATGAAAAGACCAGAAGTTGCAAATAGAGTTGTACCCCTTAAACAGGAATATGAATTCCAGTTTGAACTAGCAGCAGGGGAAGATACAGAGAGTGCGTCTGCTAGATTTGTACCTTATGACACTTTTTATGGAGCTTAAAATGAGCAGATCAGAAACTAAAAAAAAACAAGAAGAGATTTTTAAAAAAAGAAGAAAGATGGTCAAAGATGGTAAAACTGTTGATAATAAACAATTTACTATAAATAAAGATGGTAAAAAAGTTCTTAAAAAAAGATCTATAGTTGAGGATCTTGGAAAAGTTTTACCTTTTCTGCCTGCTGGTAGAATTGCTGGTATTGCTTCTAAAGTACCCGGTGTTAAATCAGGTATTAATAAGTTAATAGGATCTGCTAAAAATTTAATTAAAGGGGATAAAAGAAATTTAATTAAAGGGGATAAAAAACCTAAAAAATTAAGTGTCACAGGAGGTGGCAGTTCAGGAACAAGGGGTCAAGGTAGTGGTAAGTTTATTACTCAAAGAGCAAACAGACCTGTAACAACAAGGACTACAG